GCTTTAATGTTTCGCTTGTGTTTATTTGTTCTATTTCTTTTTTTATTTTTGCTTTCTGTATGTTAGTGAAAGGCTTTGAAAATACTAAACCTAGTTCATCAATTAATTCATCGTGCTTGTCTTTATGCTCGTAGTCTATAACATCTACTGTATTGCAGTGGAATAATACAAGGTCGTGTTTTGTATTTATTTCCTTTCCTATCTCTCTAAACGTTACTCTTGTATCTCTTGCGAGTTTACAAAATACTTTTCTTGGATATACATATTTTCTTTTTCTTGACCTTGTGGCTATATCTAAACCAAATTTTTTATCTACTGCTTTTTTTAATATATCTAATCTCATTGTTTATATTTTATTGTCTATTGTTTCTATTAAGTGTCTAAGGTCTGAGCGTTCCCACGTTCCTAAGTCTAATCCGTTTATAAGGAATTTATAATAGTCTTTTCTATCAGTGTTTTTTATTTCTATATTTATATACATATTAATCTAGTTTAGTGAATTCTGCTGTTTGGTTTTTATTATGTTCTTCTTTGTTCTGGAAGTAGTTATCTACTAAGGCATCTATCATTACTAGTTCATCAATAGTAGCTACTTTTATTTTGTGCATTAGGTTATCTATTTTGTTTAGTACATTGGTACACATTTCGGGATTGTTATTGTACACACTATTAAATCCTTCTTGATATATCCCTTCCAATAGTTTTGATGTCTTATTTACTTGCAGCTTTACGTTTTGTTTAAATGCTTTACTGCCTTTTAAGTCATCGTTTGCTTCTAGTAGTAATTGACTTATTAATACGCATTTTAAATAGCTTAGATGCCTATGTGTTATTGGGTCATCTTGTACCCCTCTTACTTGTTCTTGGTGTTCTAGTTCTTTTTGTTCCATTTGTTTATAGTATTCTATTTGTTTTTTTCTATCCATTGTTCTTGCTGCTCTCTTAGATATTCTATTTCACGCCTTAAATAATCTGCTGCTTTTTCTAAGTCTTTTAACTCATCGTCTTTTTTTCCACTTCTGCAAATATACTTAATTATATTTCCCCTATTGAAGTTTAGTTCATAATCTTTTATAAAGTCTATAACGTCATAGCCTTTTCCGTTCTCGTAATGTAAATAAGTTGCTCGTTTCATAATTTTATTTTATAATAATGCTAATATTCTTAAATCTTCTTGTATGTCTTTAATCATTGCTAAAGCGTCTTTATAGTCTTGGTTCTCCATAGCTTCAATAACTATGTCTAGGTCATATACAAATCTAATCATTTGTTCTAAGTTTTAATAAGTGATAACACTCTGCATACTTCTGACGTGCTTTGCCTTTGTATTCTTGTTTAAATAATTCGTACATTTTTTTAGTGTATTGGTATTTTGTATCACATTCAGCTAAATATTTTTCTGCAAACTTTTTTCCTTTACCTTTAAAGTAGTTTACGTTGTCGGCTGTATCACCAATTATCATTTGCTCGTAGAAGTTATATAAAGCCTCGTCATCGCTTATATCTAAAACCTCTTTATGTTTGTAGTGATAGTTGTACATAAGACAAGGAAATTGCTTATAGTCCTTATCGATACTTACTATCATAACATTATCACGCCCTAGCTCGTTTGACAACTCAAACCAATATCTAGCAACCATATCATCCGTTTCTATTCCGTAACCCCAAACGCTGTCGTATTGGTCTTTAACGAATTGATGCATCTCATTTAACAAAGGTGGTAACTCTTGCTTTTTCCTATTGGCTTTGTAATCGCTTGTAATTAGCTTTCTGAAATTTCCCTTACTACCGCTAAACGTTATTACACGCTCAACTGGATACATATCTTCTAGCTTATTTACTATGCTCATAAACTGCTCATCGAACTTAGCTTGTGCATCTTCTATATCTCGATAGTATTTATCATCTTCTGGGTTTTCTCGTTTCTTATAACAAGAAGCAAAGATTAAACTATCTGCATCTACTAGTAGTATCATTCTAAATCTAAATTAAAGCATTCAACTGAACAATAATAATCCCCATTTGTTTCATCACCACAACAAGCACATTCTGTCTTTGTATCTGGTTCATCTATATAACTATCTAACCAATTCATATTTCGTATTGTTTTAATTTGTTTTCTAAATCTTCTATTTGCTTATTCAAGCCTATAAGCTGCTTGTTTTTTTCATCTCGTATAATTCCTATGCGTTTTGTTAGTACGCTGTTTTCTACGTTTAAGGCGTTTACATATTGACCTATTTCAGTCATTCCCTGTGTAAAGTTTCTTAGTTCTTTATTGGCAGGTTTTTGTTTACTCCATTCCATAACTTTATCAGCTATGTGATTAAACCAAAGGTTGTACGATTGTTTTTGTAGTAAAGTCATTATACTGATAAACCAACTATAAAACCTAAAGTAACTAAAAATGTCGCTAAAGCTATAAGTGAAGCCGTAATAATTAACTCTCTTTTGTCGCTAAGTTCTTTTTCCATTTGCTTTAAATCTTTTTTAGTGTAAACCTCTATACGGTTCTTTCTAGTTTCAATGTGTAGTCCTGTTTTTGTCTTTTTCATAATTATATGTTTTTAATATATTCAATTGTTTGTTTTTTCATATGGTCAATATCTAACCATTCTAATAATTCAATAGTGTTAAATACTATTGTTTTAGGTTCACCATATTCATCCATTCCACTAAAATAAGTTTCGTTATCTTTTGTACTCATAAAAGTGTTAATGTCGTGTAAGTTACTGTATTTCGTTTTCATAATGTTTGTTTTTGTTTTATTAATATACCGCAATATACAACTTTATTTTAATTATAAACAAATTAATTAACTATTTTTTTTATTTATTTTTTCTTTTATATCAAAATAGCTATCCCATATTCCAATTTCTGATTCTTCATTTAAGTTAATTATTGCAGCATCTTGTTCTTTTAATAGATAACAAGGCTTTAAAACTTTCTTCTTAGTCCACAGCGTTGTGTCGGGACAATAAATATCTTTAATCTTTAAGTCTTTTAAGTTGTTTAGCCAAAACATATAATTACCTTTTGGGTCGTTCACTAGGTATAAAGCAACCTTACCTGTTTCTATTAGTTTATCGTGTTTGAACTTCTCTAGTATTTTTGTGTCGTAATACTTATTTCTGAACTTCATTTCGATTACGCATTCCTCGTTTTTTGGCGTTGTTCCTACGGCATCCCAAGATTCATTCCCTTTACCTGTATGGGTTAAGTTCCATCCGTCTAAATTTAAAAGCGTTACAACGGCTTTTTCCCAGTTATGTATTTTTTCTATCATTTTATTTTATTATATATATTATCTAAATCTTTTATCCACATTACTAAAATTTTAGGTTTGCAACTACAAGGTTCGTGATAGGCGTGGTTTAAGTAACGAGCGTGCAGCGTACATAAAAGTCTATACTGTTCTTTTGTTAGCTTAGTATTAACGTTTGCTTTAAAGTCTACCCAAGCATCTTTATCTTCTATTCTCATAATTCTATATTTATATCGTTCCATTCATCACGTCTTTGGTCGCAACCGCAATCGTCACCCCATATTTTTTTTACTAGCCAATGTATGCCAGTGTAATAAGTAATATAATAAACTAAATCCCCTAGTTTCATAAGTTAAATTTTTTAATGTTCCATTTTTTACTAAACCCTATTAAAGTGTCTTTAAGTGTAATTTCTGTTTTAGCGTTCTTCCATTGTTTATCTATGTAAATACTTTCTACATTACAACCGCTTAAAGGTATATCGTTATCGTCATTTTTAAAATTATGTGTAACATATAAAACAACCACTTTTTTAGTATGCCAAGAGTTTGCGATTCTCTCTAAAACTAGTCTTTGTCCTGTTGGTATTTTATTACCTTTGCGTTTAACTTCCATTAAAATAAGAACCTCATTATCAAATTCTAAAACTACATCTATATCAGTAGGATGTATTTTACCGCTTTCAATACCTGTAAAGTCAATACTTTGTCGGACTTGCTTACTGTTTCTAATTAAACTCATAACTTGTTTTTTATATGTTTTTTTGTAATTGTATATGTATTGTAAAGTGAATAATAACTAATCTTTGTGTTCCTGCTTAACTCCGCAACGCTCACGCCCTTAGCCACTATCTCAAACACTTTTTTATCGTACCAATGGAGGTCATTTAAAATATTATCAATTTTATTACGCTGCTCAGCCCATTCAACTTCATTAATACCGCTTTCTTGTATTTCTTTAAGTTCGTTTATATCTTCTAAATAAACTTTCTTTTGTCTTAGGCTTGACTTGTATAAATTCGTGTAAATACCCCTTAGAACCTTATAACAGTAGTAGTGATTTATCTGGTCTTTATAATAAAGGTCTAAGCCTTTTTTAACATCAGCATCAAGCTGTATATACATTTCCATCACTACATCCTCACTCATTGATGGATTGCAGCCGAAACTCTTTACTATGTTATTCCAGTCACTATGCTTTTTATATGCTAGTTCTAAGATTGGTTTCATTTATTTAATTATTAAAATTTGCCCTAACTTGTTCGTTTGGTTTATTAGGAGTTAATGTTCTAGGTACAAAGTATTCCAATGGGTCGTATATTTCGCCAACTACAAAAGGCAAACCAAAATCATTAATACTAAAGCTAAACGTTTCAAAAGCATAACCTCTACTTCGTTTGCAGCTTACGGTTATCCATTCTTTATTTACTGTGTTTATTTCAAGTTGTATTTGGTTTTCTGTCTTTTTTTCAAGGAACGAGCCTAAGTGTCCTGTCGGTTTGTCGCTTCCATAATTACTATGTATGACCGTAACTATATGACAATCGTATTTTGCAGATAGTTGCATTATTTTTTGAACACATAAATTTGATTCTTCTAAATTATTAACGTCACTAACTAAATCCGCAATTCCGTCTATAATAACTAAACCGTTTTTTCCTTTGTTTTGTTCTAAGCAGTGTTCTATAAATTGTATTCGTTCTTTATACCCTATTGTCCTAAGTGCATATGTATGATAACAACCTACTTCTTTGGTTGCACTCATATCTTGAACACGCTTAAAAACACGTTGAGCGTGCCAGTGTCCTTGTTCTGTATCGAAGTGCATTAAACACCTTCCTTCACGATGACCTTTAATCTTACCACCAAAGTTATTGCCACCGCTTAAATAAACAGATGCTAATAAACTAACGAAAAAGGTTTTCTTGCTCTTTGGGGGTGCTTGTACGAAGCTAAAATTCCCATACGTTCCAATAGGAATTGGCATTGTAATATCCCCACCTTTTGCCTGTATGGTTTTCTCACCTAGACTTAAAGCCGTTGGGGGGTATTCCATAACCTCTGAAGTGTCAATAGTGCATTCTTCTGCTATCAACTCCATCAACATATTATGTGTGGTCTGTTCTTCTGTTATCTCTTTCATTGTTTTGTATTGTTTTTGTAAAGGTAATAAAAAAGGCGGTTATTACACCGCCCTAGTTTGTTAAAATGGTAAGTCGCTTGTTTCAGCTTCTTGTACCACTTCCTTAGCTTCTTCACGTTCCGCTTTCACTATGTTTCCATCAGTCCAAACCACTTGACCGTTGCCAATGTAAGTTCTTGGTTTCTTAGCCTCTCGTTCTTCTTGTGTTTGGCTAATCATAATTGATGCGTTATTTCCGTAACGTGTTTCATCGTTTACACTCATTGTAAGGTTTATATAAACCGCACCGTCTTTTCCAGCAATAAATTTCTCCTTAGGGAGCTTATCTACTCTTAAACTGTAATTGATAATTGCACTCATAATTTTACTTGTTTTTAATTGTTATTATTTATTATTATTTTTAAAACTTTCGCTTTCATCTTCGCCAAATACGTTGAGTGCGTAGAAACCAGTTAATTTTAAAACGGCTCTACTCATCGCTCGCTTCTCTGCCATCTCAGCTACATACCAACTATTAGTTGAACTGTCTTTATAGCTATCACCTTTTAAGGCACTGCCAAAGGTTTCAATAGTTGCAGCTCCTTTATGTGCTATGGCTTTAAACACTGCAAAATTTGGCTCACACCTTACTACTTCATAAGTGATTTGAATTTTGGCTACGGCTTGAATCTTGTCGATTCCGCTTCTAGTAATGATTAGATAATGTTGGTGTTTAAATACATCGTCTTTTTCAAGTTTATACTCTTTGTATAATTCTGTTAATTTTTCTTTGTTCATTGTTATTTGTTTTTGATTTCTATTTGTGCTTCTAAAAATTCCACTCGTTTCTGTAAAGCATCAATACGAGCGTTTAAGTAGTCTATTGTATCAGGGCTTGAACTTCTTTTAACATCTTCTGAATAAGTCATATTATATCTCTTTAAATAGTTCGTATGGACTATCTACGTCTAATAAGAACCTCAAGTCTGTTACCAATCCATAAGGCAAATCTCGTACATATTCGTAAAGTTCTAATTGGTCAACTGCATATCCAGTCAATGAAGGGTGTTTAGTGTTGCCTCTTTCTAGGTTGTCTTTGTACTCTGGTTTTAATCTTTCAAATAAATTCATAATGTGTATTGTTTTAATTATTATATATGCAAATATAAAACAAATAATTCAATAAAAAAAATATAAACAAAAAAAACCACCCTTTTTAGAGAGTGGTCTTAGTTTGGCGGTTAGCCGATATTAAAACAAAAACAATACTATACAAAGATACATTAAGTATCTAGTTTTTTAATTAACATTTAATATTTTTCTATTAACATTTTAAAAGTTTTGTTGATTTTTTAATTCGTCTAGTTTAGTTTTGTAATCATTAAATATATATAACCATTCATCATCTGATAGTTTGTATATCTCACGTGATTTTATTAATAGTTCTTCTGATAGTTGTTCTCCTAACGCTAAAGAATATTCATATTGACGTCCATACTCAAAACGATTACATTTACGGCACTGACTGTAAACGTTTCTATCATCGTAGCGAGTAGATAATTTTCCTCTTGATATAAAGTGACCTGCATCGCTTTCTGTAAAATGTATAGGTTTTTTACAGGTTATACAATTACAATATCCAGTATTATCATCAGCATCTCTACGTCTTATATATTCGTGAAATACTTTGTCAATTTTATTTTTCCAGTATTTTAATGTTTTTTTTACCATTTGAATAGTTCCCAGATATCTTATCTATTTGTTTAGATTTATATTTATCTATTTGTTTTGGTATTTGTTTTTTTATGCCTTTGAGGGCAACAAAAACGTTTAACTAATTAATCAGCTTAACAAAAAATTCAAAGTTATATCTTTTATTTTAATTAAAAAAGAAAAAAGTTATTTATTTTTCCAATGCTTAGTTATTTTCTCAGCAGAACGCATACCAAAATAACCACCATAAACCAAAAGTAATAAAGAACTAAGTAAATCAATCCAATCTGGTGATATATTAAAGCCTTCTAAAGAACTATCTAATATAATGTATATAAATAGCGTAGCGGTTAAAAAGGCTAGTGTTAAAGGTCTTATATTGCGTGTTAAGTAACTATCTGTATTGTTATCCGAAATCCACCGTTTTGTGGTTTCTTGCATTTCTATTTTATCAAAGTTTAGTTCTTCTAATAAAAGCTGTTTATCTGTTTCGCTTAAAACTTTATCAGAACCAATTTTAGATGCTAAAACCTCTAAGGCTTCAATCCCTGTAACGTTCCCTGCTATTTTTAAAAGTTCTGGTGCTACTTCTTTTCCTTGCTTTAACAACCAACGTAAAGCATCGCCTACCCTTGTAGTTCCATTTTCTTTTTTATACTTACCCATTCCAACGTGATTTAGTTTTCCCCCTTATATCGTAATGTGTAAAACTTTGGTACATTCCTAAACCGCCTTGAAGTATTTCGCCTGATAGCATAAGGTCATCTAAGTAATCGTAAGTATCTAAAATAGGGTCAAGTCCTTTGATAACAATATCAGCAGCTTTACCTAGTAAGTGTTGAGAGTTTACAGAACCTCCAACCGATTTATTATGTGCTTCACATCTATAAGCACTATTTATTGTTATAGGCATAGCCACATTATCCCGAATGTACTGTAATTGATTAGCTAATTTAGTAATATTAACCAATACATCGTCAGGCATTTCACAACCACACCTGCAATCAAACTCACTTTTTTTAAAGTTCTTAGTCATTCTTTTTATGCGTTTCGTATATCTTTTGTGCTGTATATCCTATTGATAATAATAGTAATATAATTTTTAAACTGTTTTCTATATGTGTGAAGCTGATACCTAAAGTAACAGCATTTAAAATTCCTATTTTCAAATCTTGAACCGTCATTACATTTTGTTTTTTAAATACGAAACACCTGCAAATTTATGCATTCCTTCGCTCTCTAAATCTACGCTATAAGTCTTCCAACCGTATGGATGACTTTCTAAATCATTCCAAGCAACGTCAATATGATATTTATCACTTAAAACAGGTGCTTTTATTTCCTCTCCAAGTTCATCATATTCTCCTTGTTCTAAAACAATATTACCAAGCAATACAATAGCGTGTTTATGCGTTGGGTATTCGTTACCTTCAAAATCAGAATCAAGCCCTAAATCTTTTATTTTATCTAAGGCTTGTTCTTCATTTTTAAATTCGTATTTTCCTATCTTCATATTATTCTTTCTCCTCTTCTGGATTTTCAATTTCATCAGATTCCCAAGGCTTTCCATCTTGTGTTATTGGCTTTTCGATAGCTTCTTTCATTGCTTCGCATTCAGAATCAACTAAAGCCTCAGTTTCAGAAACTAACTCAGAACCTAAAGAATCTTTGACCCAACCAACAACTAATTCTTCTGTTAAATCCTCATAAGGAATGAAATCTGTTGTTGATTCTGTAAAATCAGTTTTAAAAACTCTCCTAGAATATCCTGCTCCATCGGTTTTTTCATACGCTGATATTGTTTCTATAACAAAACCATCGTTTGTTTTATGTGTCATATTTAATACTTTCCAACTCATAATTTATTTTTTTATTTATGTTAATCTTACTTTTATATCGTTATTGTGTCTGTATAACCCACCAATCGGAATGCCACCTGCTGCTGCATCAACGTCATTTGCGTAACTGTTAGAACTTGGCAAGTCTTTTATTACTACCGTTCCATCATATAAAATTTCGAAACTGTTAGATTTATTCCCTAATAAACCGTTACCAATTATAAATTGAGCGTCAGCATTAGAAACGTTTTCAGTTCCAATTACTGTTTGTAAAGATTCACTGGCAACAGATTTATATCCAAAAGCTTGTGAGAAATAACCATTAGCTTCGCTTTGAGTACCAATAGCTGTTGCTCCAATATCAGTTGCCTTAGCCTGTACTCCAAAAGCATTAGATGTACCGCTTGTTGCCCTCGAACCACTTCCTATACTAATACTAGATTGACCATTAGCCCAAGCCCCTGACCCAACAGCAATTGATTCTCCTCCTGTGGATTGACAACCATTTCCAAAAGCAAAAGCACTGTTGCCAGTGACGGTATTATAAGCACCAACAGTAATAGTGCTAAAAGTAAGTCCTGTTGTAGTATTATCATAACCAATTGATACAGCTTTTTGTGAAGTAATTGAATTGTCTACACCAATAACAATTGAATTAGCTCCTGTACAATTATTGCTTTTACCTATGGCTGTTGAGTATTGAGCTGCTGCTGTATTTTGTCGACCAAAAGTATAACTATCTGCTCCAGTTGAATCATTATCGTATCCAAAAGCGTAAGTTTGATTGTTTGATGCGGTATTATTGTGACCTATTGCAGCGGAATTAGTGCCACTTACAGTATTAGCTGCCCCGATTCCAATAGCCGTATATCCACTTACATTTCCACCCATACCTGCTGCAAAAGAAGTGTTTCCTGTTGCTTGTACATTAAAACCAATTGCTGTTGAATTATAATTACTAGCTAAACAACCTTTACCAATAGCTACAGAATACTGCCCAGTAGCACCTCTGTTTTGTTGGTAATCTTGTAGTGTTAAATCAATGGCTTTATCCCCAATAGTTCCGTAATAATTAGCAAAATTTTCGTTGTATATTCTATAACCTGTGTTTCCGCTTTCAGTTATTTCTTTTAATTGCCCAGATGCGTTATATTCACCAGTTATTGGGTCGTATAAAGTTTGACCGCCATCAACTAAAGGAATGCTATTTAGATAAATTTTGTCATTAACGTTTAAATCTGCATTTACAGTATTTGTTCCATTACCTGTAAAATTAACCCCACTTTCAGTAACGTATAAAACACCGTTTGTTGTGACAAAACTTAAAACTGAACTTATATTTATTATAGCGTTTAGGTTATCGTTATTCCATTGTGACCACCCTTCGGCTGTCATTAAGGAAGTAGAGCCTAAGTCACCATTGAACTCAATATATCCAAACCCACTTACATTGGAAACTGTAACAACGGGTGTTGTGTAATTTCCGTTTAAACTTTGTAAAGATAAAGTATCTCCAACGCTTACTAAAGATTCTCCGTTAGCATCCGTATATATTTCCCCTGATGTGCCATAATTTGACCAATCATTTACCATCATAGCAACAGGCGTAGGTGTATTAACGCTGCTAACTGTTCCTTGTGATTCTGGTGTTAAAAAAGCAACAGCACCACCGCCACCGCCTAAATTTGCAGGGTCTATCCTTACATTTTCTGAACCGTCATAACCCACGACAAAATCAACATCTGCTGGGTCGGTCTTTAAATTAAATTCACTAAATTTTTTGTTTGCCATTTTGTTATTTTTATTCGATTATTAAATTGTCATTATTTTCTGCTAAAATAAATTCTCCATTTTCTGAAATTATAAAATCTCCTATTGGAATATCTCCACAATCAGGAAAATTAGGTACACTGAATTTATTACTTTCATCACCCCACCAAGATTTACAATATATTTCGTTTGCCATTTTTTTATTATTTTGTTAATTCTATTGCTTCTGCTTCTGTTAATACTCTATCGTAATATCTAATTTCGTTTACTTCACCTTGAAAAGCCCTTGAACTCCCATTGTTTTCATCAAACGATATTTTGCTTAAATTTAACGGAATAGGCAAAAACAAAGCTTCGTGTATTTTTTCACCATTTACATAAAACTTTATTTCATTATCTTTAAAAGTATAAGCTATTTTATTTCTCGCATCATAATCAACGCTAAAATATTTAACAGTCGTTGTTACATTATTTCTTATAGAATATAAAATTATTGTTATATCATTTGTTTGAGTTGAAAATAAAACCCTATTTGTTGCAGAACCATCATTTAAAGAAATTCTACTATCTCCTGTTCCTGTTTTATAAATCTTATTTAAGTCAATAAAAAAAGTATTTTCAGAATTGTTTAAAAGTTGTGAATCTCCTGCATTATTACACTCATCTTTAAACCTTGTTTCTGCAATTCCTGTTGTTTTTATATAGCTTGTTGGATGTGATGCAGATTCAGATTGACATCCCCATATAAATAAACTTTGATTTGTTTCGGGTTTTAATCCAAAGGTTTGATTTCCTGTTGCTGTATGTGTTGCACTTATTCTAAACCAACCACTGCCAAAATTTTGAATTTGCCCAGTCATTGAACCGCCTTGTGTTGTTATAGTTCCATTATCTAAATTAAAAACAACTCTATTTGCCCCAGAACTAGCGTTAAATATTTCAGCAGTACTTGAACTATTTTTTTTAACAAATATAGAATTCGTTTTTTGTGTTGTACTCCAACCATTAAACCTAAAAACGCCACCCCCACTAGCGTTTGATGTTAATAAATCAGCGGTCATTGTTCCGTCGGGTGCAGTTATTTCATTAGTCGTTATTGTTGAATTTGATTTAAACCAAACACTTTGATTGAATTCCTCTGAATAGGTGAACTCGTTCGTTCTTTGTGGTTCTAATAACAAACTAGGACAATCGCTGTTTAACCAATCTAATTTTGGTACGTTATTATCAACAGTTTCAATTAAACCTTCTTTATTAACTCTTGAAGATTCAGTATTCCTGCTAAAATCAAAATCCCCTACACCATTAACAGGTAAAATTGAATAAACGTCACCGCTTTTATATCCGCTTGGTATTAATGCTAATTTTGGATTCTCCATTATCTTTCTGTTATTATTGATGTCGTTGCACAGTACCACCATTGACCGTCTACTTCTAGCCTTAACGTTACTGTTTCACCTCTGTTTATTTCTATTGATTTACCAAAATCCAATATTACGCTTTCATATACATTGTTTCCATATGTTTCGGTTTCGCTGCCTTTAAAAACTCCATCCACATAAACGCTTAAAGTTAAAGAACTTCCGTTAGGAAACTGATTACTAGAGTAAGGCATTGACGAAATCATAAACTGGCTATAATAAGCATTATAAGGAACAGGAATCCCACCATATGAAAACGGAAAAGTTGTACTAGAACCAGTGTCGTAAAGCGTATAAGTGTTAATCCCAGTAATACTATGCCGCCAAGTCACAGATATTTTCTCAGAAGTTAAACCCCTGCCTGTATAGTCTATTGACTTCGCTCTTATGATTTTATCTGTTGAAATCATTTGTCTTTTTTCCTTATTAAAGGTTTGCTTTGTTTTTTTAAATAAGCAACTAACTTATTTAAGTTTTTTTTCTTTACTTTATATATCATAAAACCCAACCATTAAACACCGTATCTGTATCCGGGCTTATATCCGAACCCGAGTTGCTTGTGTATTCTGGAAATTTTGAACTATTATCACAAAGGTAATCAACTAATCTAGTTGAATAATAATTAGCGTATTCCCTAGCTTTGCCCACTAAATAATCAACTTCGTTTTTATTAACGTTTTCAGCGGTTTCGCTTGAATGTTTAAACACTCCGCCATTCTTAATTTGATACGCCGCAAATGGAATGTAATTAACTTGAGCAAACCATATTAAGGTTGGTTGTATATAGTCGCTTACAAGTGCTAAATAATCGCCTGTTAAAGTACTGTTTTCAATGTCCGTACTTATTCGGTTATATAAATCCGTTCCTAGTAGGTTTTGGATGTCAATTTCTTGACCTAGTTTAATAAACTGTATAAACTTATCAGTATCTACATTCCCATCTAAGATAGAATTTCGTACTAAGTCCGTTCTTGATATAAATAATGCTGTTGCCATTTAGTTTTCGAATTTCATTTTGTTCCAATATTCAGCAGTATAACCTTTATACTTCATATCCTTTGGTGCTACTGGTACTTTTTGAGCATTCTTTGGTGCTTTAAAACCTTTGCTTTTTGCTTGACCGCTTGTAATTTGGCTTTTTTCACCGTTTTTAATTTGGTAAGTTTTCCTAAACCACTTATGATTACATCTAGCACCGCCTTTCCAGAGCCAAATGGAATATTTTCCAGAGCCTTTTTTTCCGCCTTTTGCAAAACTTGGATTAACCTCTTTTTTACCCATTCGTACGATGTCCTCTTTGCGGTAAACTTTTTTAGCTTTTACCATTTTAGAACAAAATTGTCGGCTGTTTGACCCTGCTTTTTCTGGTGCATAAGAATAACGCACTAAGAACTGTACACCTTTTTGACTATCTTGTTTTGATTTGCCATCTTGTGTACTTTTTGCGTTTGGTTTAGCCGTTCCTGTGCTTACAAAATTCCATATTTTAGATAACGTTGTTTCGTCTTTTTCTGGCTCTGTGTTTAAGTCTGTTATAACTTCATCAAGTTCATCGTTTAGTTCATAATCAACTTCGCTTTCATCCACTAAATCATATTCGGCTAGTAGTTCTTCTTCACTCTCTCCTAAGTCGATTAATTCATCAGCAATATTACTTCCTAATTCATCTGGTAAATCTTGACTTAATTTAACCCCTGTTTCTTCTTCTCGTGTTTCTGCATCCTCAACATTTTCTAAGTCTGTAAATTCTAAAGGTTGAAGCGTTTTAAAGTACAGTTTAAGGCTCATTTGATTAAATGCTAGTATAGAATCAAAAGCATCTATTAAAAGCATCTGAAATGGTCTTATAACGGTGTTATCCATTAAGGTACTAGCTGTTATCAATTCTTGTGCATTATTACCTAGTCCGCTATTATCTTTAATACCTAAAAGCATTGGCGAAACAACCCTGTGTGCTACCATTACTTTTTTAGAACTTTCATCACTTAAAAATTGATATTGCTGATGTGCTTCGCTTAACTGAATAGGCTCAATAGTTGCTGCACTTTCTGGATTGTCGTTAAATGCTAGTATAAACTTTCCTGCATTACTCGAACCGCTAAACTTTTGGTATATTCTATTTTCTAAGGCTTGGCGTTCTTCAGCGTTTGGTGTACCATTATTCATATTAATCAACATCGAAGGTGCTAAACCGTTCAAGATATTGTTTAAATGATAGTTCGAGATTTCCTGTTCTAGTTCTGCATATTGTAAACCACCTGCATAATCTGGACTTGAATAGTATTTATACCCTGCTCTGTAAGGCTTTACATATATAATCTCTATATTTTCAGAACTACACCCAAAAGATGGTATTCTAGTCGTGTGACCTACGTTTTTCACCTTCTTCCAGTCATCTGCATAGTAATACGCTTCTATTTCGCCTTTGTCATTACATTTTTCAGCTCTTAAGTTTTCAACTGGAATATGTTCAACTTGTGCAATTGTTTTTTTATCCTTAGAATAAATGACTTGCATAGCACATTGACCCATTAATTTAAGGTCATAGCATAATTTACGAACCATATCTTTATGAAACAAAGAAATCATTTTAGCGTACTGTTCTGGCTTTTTATTTGAGTTTAAAGCATCTAGTCCACGTCCGTAAATCATTTCACTAATACCGTTTATAATAGCGTTATTTGTTGGGCTACCATTATATCGGTCAATTAAGTACTTAAAATAATTGTTATCAGAACCATAAGAAACCCATTCTTTATTGGACTTCTCAACAATATCTGGTGTTGTGTAGGTACTTAAATTTACTATTCTTAAATCGTTCATATTTATATTATTATAAATTCGTTATCCGAACTCTCTTCACTTATATACTGGTCTTTATTTACGCTATAATATTCATCATTACTTTGGTTAGTTGCTTGGTCTGTGCAAAAAATCTTATCCTTATAAATTATGTTATTTGAATAAATAACGTCTAATATATAAAAATCGCTTTCAGTTAAAGTGCCAAAAACAGCATCAAAAGAAATATAATTACCATTTATAACCGATGTAGCATCAACTGTAATAGTTTTGTTTGTACTTTCGCTAGTCAATTTTAGGTTCAATGTACCTACTGTAAATTCTCTTGGAATTATCTTAAAGCTTTTATTTCCGCTTGTGCTTATTAACTTCATATTAATATATAAATAAAAAACAAATATTTTGTATTGTGTAGATATAAAAAAAGGGCTATCCGTTAAGATAACCCCATTTTACAAGTAAAAGTACTAATTAAGCCGTTGGGTCAATTTGAACCGCTGAAGCATCGTCAGTAATTACAGTTGATGTTACAAAGTAAGGCGGTGCAGTTTCTTGTGCGTTCACCGTTAATGTGTAACCTGTTAAATCTCCCATTGCAGCTCCTGTAACGATAGTTCCACCGTTTACATCACCGCCATTTTCAAGTCCTACTAAAAAGAAGTTTCCGTTATAATCTTCAACAGCAACGTGTGGACGTGCGTGTGCGATTAGTTTAAGTTCTTCCTGTGTAGCTTTGTCTTGAAATGTCAAAGTCATATTAAGTGTAGTATCATAGAAAGTCGTTCCGTTTTCTCGGCTTGAAGTAATAGCAGTTTCCATTGAACTGTTACCTTTTACATCAAACTGAAACCACGTTGGAGTTAAAGATACTGCTGTTATTTCGCCAGCTACGATTGTCGCATCTCCTAAAGTTCCGTAATCTGCAAAGTAGATAGTTTTAATCCCTCCGACTGCTGACTTGCACGGTACTTTACGTCCGCTTGTGATAATGCATCCCATAAGTTGTTTATTTTTTTTTAGTTAACTACTTGACTATCAAATAGTTGTAAATAAAAAAGGGTAGGCAGAACCCACCCCTTTAAATTTGATTAGTTAATTATTATACAGTTTTTCTGTAAACGATATCAGTTACTTGTGCATACTGAACACCTGCTGTAAATCTCATTACGATACGTACATTTTGTGAACCGTCATTCTCAGCCATATCAATTACTCGTACTTCGTTCAAGTCATTTAAAAGACCTGTTCCGAAGAATAAGTTTGATTTTTCAGCTGCTACAATAGTTCCTGCTGCTGCACCTCTAATAGCTACTACTGGAATACCATCAAAGAATAAAGAACCTAAAGACTGGTTGTTTCCTTTGTTTTCGTATCCGTTAGCACCTTGTCCACCTGATTGGAATCCTCCTAAAGCACGAGTATAAGCTCTAATTACATCAGAAGCAGCATAGATATATAAATCATCTGAGCCATAAACAGCTGTTGGAATTGCATCTGTTACAGCAGCTAATTCATCTAAAACATTTGCCGATGTAATAGCAGCACCTGTTAAATCTTGACCTGCAGGAAGGTTTGTGTCAGCATCTAATAAAGTTGCAAATCCATCAAACTGTCCGCTTGTTGCAGTTGAACCAGACCAGATATTTTTTTCTGTTCTATCAGCTACTTTAGAAGCAACGTGTCCGATTACGAAATCAGCAAAACTTGGTGCTAAGTTGTCAAAAGCACTAAAGCCCATTTGTTCAGCTTCCCAAGAATCGTGTAAGTCTTTCTTACAAATATCAAGGTTTACTTGAAATTCTTCTGGTTGTAGGATAGCTTCTGTTAAAGTTAATGTTCCTGCATCTGTTTGGAAGTCACAAGAAGCATCTTTTACGATGTCATCAGTAGCAGCCTTTTGAATTACAGATTTGAATTTTACGTTTGGCATTACGGTAATTAACCCTTTATCCAAAGTGTCAGCAGATAGTAAAGCAGCAGCAATGTATTTGCCACTAAATTCACCTGCATAAGTTGTTGTTAATGATACACTCATTTTATTTAGTTTTTAGTTGTTATTAATTGTTTAATCTTTCCATTACTCTATCAATGGTAGTGCTTTTTCTGTTTTTAGAAACACTAAATTTTGATATAGCTTTGTTTACT